TGTTGGGGGTTATCCTGAGACGGGGTTGCCCCCGTTTCGCCGTTAACGGCTCGTCAGTCAGGCCGCCGCTTCGGCGGCGATGCGGGCCGCCCGCCGCGCCAGCATGACCCGGCGGTAATCGTCCGACGGCTCCGGCATCGGCGGAATGTAATTCCGATATTCCGGCGAAAGCCGAAACTCGATCTCCTCCCCCTGTCGGGTTATGACAGTGACACCGACCAGCGCGGGCGCGGTCTGCATCGCCATGATCGCCTCGGACGCTGTGCGCCACTGCCCCCGGCTCGACTCGACGACATGCGTCAAATGGCCCATGTCTGTTTTCGTCCAGGCCGATCCGTTCCAAGTCTGAATGCTTTCGTTCAATTCGGGGTAATTCATAGTGTCTCCTGTGTGTGTGGTTATCCTGAGACGCCCTTGCGGGCGTTTCGCCGGTCCCGGCTCATCAGTCAGGCGTACCAAGCATCGGGTGGACTGGGATCGCCGTATGATATGTCCACTTCCTCATGTATTCGACAAGCTCCCGTCCTGTTACCCGCGTCTGAAATTCTTGGAGTCTGCCGTCCTGAATTCGGTATAGATTGTCGTCTCCCGTGAATTCCCGAATGAATCCCACTCGGCAGTAAGACGTGCATCGGCTGTAGGCCGATCCCCACAGGATGAAATCAGGCCCGGTTGTCGGAAGTACCTTGCCATAGCAAGCGATGGCAACTGCGGTGGGAGAGTACACGTAAAACTTGTCTTTGTAGATTTTCATAGTGTCTCCTTTGTGAGGGGGCTAGGGCTTTCAGTCCAGTAGGTCGAAGATGTAATCGGGTTCCAGTCCCAAGCCGAAGAGAATCTCTTCGGGGTCGCCGCCGTCGCTCACCTCACTCCGCGCGTCGGCCAAGGTGGAAGCGGCCTCGGCTGCGGTCATCCCGTCACGCTCCATAAGTATCGTTTCGATTTCGCTCATGTTTGTCTCCTGTGTGTGTGGTTTATCGTCCAGTGATCACACTGTACCACACTGCGTACCCTATTGTCAAGGGGGTGTGGTACGATATCCGTATCCAACAGGAGAGGTAGATTATATGAGGTGTCGCCGGGCGCTCTGAGATTGAGAGCACCCTCAAATCGCCCCACACTATTGACACTGTGCCACGGTGTGGTATGATAGGTCATGGCACCCACGCTCCAGCCCCCAGGGACCGGCCCGACGCACGGGACCAGAGCCGGGTACCAATACCACAGGTGTCGCTGCCCGCTCTGCACTGCGGCGAATGCGCGCCACACGGCGACACACCGCAAACGCGTCCGCGCGGCGTCGGTCGATGTAGCCCCGACCCTGGCAGCCCAGCGACACCCGGAACCAAGCTAACCAAGTGTAATCATTGAGTATTTTGCAAGCCCACCAAACCCAAAGATATAAACTGAATGCCATTCAGCAGAATGAATGATATTCAGTCCAATGATATCAACCACTTACGTTTTGCGCTTCACTTTCGATTTCCAATCCGGTACAATGGATAGTACCGCACCCAAGCCCCGCTCCCCTCTATTTTTCCGCCGCCTTCAGCGGCTCCCGAACCGAACTGTGATACACTGCCGTCTGAGATATGTCAACTTCGCTCGCCACAGGCATTGATGCCAATCCCCTCGAACTGCTCATTGCTCAGTTTACAGACGGCCATATCTCCGGCTCACAACTTGTGGCCGCAGCTGCTTTCCTCCCAGTTTCAACTCATGCCGCCCCCCCAACTCTGTTTACCATCTCGAAGGCGCAGTTGATTCTCGGCGAAATAGAACGTGTTATCCGTGCAAATTCGCTCATAGATAGTGCAACACTCGCAGACTTTGCAAGCGTTCGCCACGATACTTTGCTCCAGTGGATCAGGCGCGGACTGCTGAGAGAAACGACCCCGGTTGTCAATGCGTTCGCGCACGCCTACACGCAAGCAATGGCGCGGGTTGTGAGCGGATCGCTGGATAAAATACACGCTGAGGCCGATCCTAAAGTGCGTTGGCAGGCGCTTGAAGGCACGTTCCCGCGTCGATTCAACAAACAGCGGATAATCCAGGGTGGAAACACGGTGAATGTCAACACACAGGTAAACCTGAGCGGGGCATACCGGGCGCTGAAACAGGGGATAGAATCTAGCCCCCTTCAGGATTCTACTATCGACATGAGCGAGTACGATTGATTCGCCCTATCATCGCCCGACGTTTGGATACAGGCTCTGATTTAACATAATACACATTATGCGACATACGATCAGCTATGTATATTGACTCACGACCCACACAGATACTGGCTTCTATAGATTCTACCCCCGGTTTCGTTGATCTAACATTATGCGACATTGACAGGGGGGGGGTACCTCGGTTGTGCAATGGATATATCTATGCCCTCCACACAAATTCGGTAGAAAATAGATGTAAGGAATTTGGATTGTGTGGAGGCAGTGGAAAAAGAGAGAGAGAAAATGGTGGAAGAGGGTAAAGATAGGGCCGATCTCGATTTAGAGGTGGCGGCGGAGATATGGGAGGCGCAGGCGCGGTGTCGGAGAGATTTCTGGTATTTCGTGACGGTGGTGCTTGGGGGGTGTGAGGAAGATCGGAAGCGAGACATATATGGGGGGATGCACCGGGAATTGTGTGCGTGGGACAAGGCGACGAGGGGGAGGGTGGGGAAGGGGCGAGGGGTGAATCGGCGGCTGGTATTGTTGCCGCGGGGTGGGCTGAAGTCAACGTGGATGACGGTGGGATTGACGCTGCACGAGATTATACTGAGTCATGGGAGGCGGGGGAATGGGCAGGAGCGGTGTATCGGGATATGTTCGTGGGATAAGGACACGGCGTACGGATTTTTGCGGGAGATGAAGTGGCATTTGGAGGAGAACGCACGATTCAGGCTGATATTTCCTGACATTTGCTGGGTGAATGCGAAAGCGGACAGCCGGGAGCAAGGGTTTGAGTGGACGGCTGGGGCATTCACGGTGGACAGCCGGAAGATTCCTAGGAAAGAGGCGACGGTGACGGCGTTTTCGCTGGAATCGTTGCCGACAGGGAGTCATTTCGACAGGATTCAATGCGATGACGCGGTGACGGAGAAGAACTCGGACACGGCGAACGCGACGCGGGAGACATTGAAGAAGATTGATCTGTTGAAACCGTTGTTGATTACTCCGGCCTACCCGATAGACTATATTGGGACTATCTATAGTTTCGGGGATTACCATGCATATCAGCACGCGGTCATCCAGAGCCAGATTGACCGTGGCGTAGCGCCGACGGTTGAAATGTTTTATCGGGCTGCGGCGGAAGAGGACGGCAACGACTTGAAGAATGCGGCATACCCGGAGCGATTGCCGCTGAGTTTATTGCGTCAGATCAAAGCCGATGCGCCGGAAATGTTCGCCAGCCAGTATATGCTGAATCCGCGCCATGCGAGCCGGGATCGTTTCGATAAAGAAGACTTTCAGTATTACACTGGGGACGAATTGCGCGCGGCGCAACCGCTTTTCAGGGTCTTATACTGCGATCCGGCGCGTAGTGTGGGGGAGACGAGCGATTATACCGCAGCCGCCGTGATCGGCGTGTCGGCAAACAGGAAAATATATCTGCTCGACGGATTCAGGGAACGGCTGACATCCGACGAAATGGGCAAGAAGCTGAGCGCGCTTCATAAATTGTGGAAGCCGGACGATTCGATCATCGAGAAGAACGGATTGGAGCAGTTTTTGAGGCCAGCGCTTGAACTTCATGGATTTACGGAGTTCCGCGATGAATCTTCGTATGGGAAAAAAGAGGACAGGATACGGTCGCTGCACCCGTTTTTCAAGAAGAAGGCGATCTGGTTGAGCGCCGTCGAGCAATGGCGCGAATCGCCGGACGGGCACCGTTACGATCTCGTCCATGAGTTCCAGAAGGAGGCGCTTGGCTTCCCGCATGGCGAGCACGACGACTTTCTGGACGCCCTGCAAGGCGCTGTGCGTTATAGCGGAGCGTCTTATCCCGAAGATGTCGCCGATATCGGCACCCGACGGGTCGGGACGATAGCCGATCTGCGCGATTACGAGCTGGCGCACCCGGAAACGCTTGGCCGGGGACGCAATACGATCTCCGATCCGGTTTATTCGGACTGGTTTTCCTGAGGTGATAATCACCTCTCCTGACACATCCGTCGGGTATTTGACACATCCGTCGGTTCTGTGTTATGAATGAGGAATGGCGGAAATTGTATCGGGGGTTGCCCTCCTGTTCTCGCTTGGCGCATTTCTTCTGACGTGCGGCTTAGGTGTATTCGGTTACGTCAAGCTAAATGAAGCGACGGCTGAGTTCGCCGCCGGGGCGGTTCGCGGCATGGAAGCCCTGAGCGTTCGTCTCGCCTCCATCGAGGCATTAAAGGACATGGCTCATCATGTGCCGTCGTCGCCCGAATCGGAACGTCCAGCGGATACCCGCGCGTTTCTGCGTGAGGGCATGGAAGAGTTGCGACGCCTGAATCCCGACCTTGCGGAACAATGGTGGGGGCCGCAGTGATTGACGACAACGAATCGCAGTCGGGCAAAATCGCAGGTCGCAAGGGCGACGACGAACTCGATATGCAGTCGAAATTTTCAGACTGGAATCGAGCTTATATAGATACGCAATGGCAATGGGCAGAGAATATCGCTTTTCTCACGGGAAATCACTATTACAGCCGGACACGCGACACGAACCGTCTGATTTTGCAAAACCAGTTGCCGCCGTGGCGCGTCCAGATGGTCACGAATCAGGTCTTGTCGGTATATCTCTATCACATGGGCATGTTGAGGCAGAGCATCCCCGAATATTACGCGCGGCCCGCATCCACCGAAGCGCAAGACGAGGACTCGGCGCGCGCCAATGAGATTTACCTGAAATATTCAGATCGGATAAATGACAACGCCGCCTTGACGCAGAAGATATTTTCGTACATGCTGATCTATGGATGCTGCTACGAAAAGGTGTTTTGGGATAATTCGTATGTCGGGAGTGCGCGCGACGAAACGACGGGAGAGAATTACGACTCCATCGTCGGGGAGGCAAAGCGCAAAATCGGAGACCCGTACAACTTGGCGATTGACCCAAATGCACGTAGTTTCGAGACGGCGCAGTGGGTCATGGAACATACCGTCATGTCCAGCGCCGAGGTCGAATCTATTTGGGGCGTAAAGGTTCCAGAGCAGAATGTGCTATGCAATTTCGACCAATGGATATTTAGCGCCGGGCGCGACAATTACCAGATGCGACAAGGCGTGTCCGTTAAGGAAATCTGGCATAAGCCAACGCCGGATCGTCCAAACGGGAGCTACGCCGTAACGGCCAATGGACTGCCCGTGCCCGTTACCGAAAACGGAAAGTATATATCGGATTTGCCATACTTCGAGGCGACGAACGGGAAGGTTGTATTTCCGTTTATCTGGTATCCATTGATCGAGCACCCGCTTACGCCCTATGCAATGAGTCTCATTGAGCATACGATCCAACTGAATAAGGGTATGAACCTGATCCTGAGCATGAGAACCGAAAATCTCATGCAGCTTGGACGCCCAAAGATTCTGTGGCCGACGGGGACGCCCGACCAATCGTGGACGACCGAGCCGGGCCAAAAGATTCGATTTACCGCCGGCATCGGCGCACCTTCCTATTTGCAGCCACCCGATCTTGGCGCGGAGCCGCTTAATCTTTTCGGCACCCTTGAATCTCAGTTGAAGGGATTGTCGGGGAGCATGGACATTACGGATACGGCCAAAAGCGGCGTCACGACAAAGGGAGGACAACTCGGACAGTTCCAGTTAAACGCCATGCGATCCGCGCTGGCGACCGATCCCGTTGAGAAAGGTGCGAAGCGACGCTATGAAATTATCCTGAATCTCGCGCATGCATACAAGCAATACGATGAAATGCTGGCGATTGCCGGGGAGAATGAGGACACAATTCTATACGCTTTCAATGGCGCGAATATTAACTCCACGGACGTAGAGATTATCAGCGGTTCCGCGCATCCAAAAGACCCCTATGCCGAACTTGAGATGCTGCTGCAAGCGTTACAGTACAAGGGGATTAGCCCAGAGCAGTTTCAGGAACGGTTCTTCAATTTAAGCCTCTTGGCCGCCATGCCACAGTCGCCGCATTACAAGCGCGCCCGATGGGAGCAGCGGCAAATACGGAAAAGCGCGCCACTGACTGTCATTATTCACGACGATCACGCGACGCATATTCGGCTTCATACGGAGTGGCTCGTCGGGAACTGGCACGCGGAATGGTTGACGCCTCAGATGCGCGGCGAAATGTTTTGGCATATTTCCGCGCATGCAATGGCAATGAAAATGAATCAACCGGCGGTGGACGCACAGGGACTTCCGGTGCCACAGCCGCAAATGGCGGTTCCGCTATTCGATCCAATGACGGGCGAAGAAAACGCAGCCTGGCGCGTGTCGCAAATGCAGGCAGTATCGCCGGAAATGCGCTATGTCGTGGGTGCCCCGGAGCAAGCGATGTCCAGCGCAAGCGGCATCCGGCCGTTCACGCCGCCGCCGTCCGTCGATCCAAGTCAAATGATGTTCGGTAATACGCAGAATCCACTCGGAATCCAAGCGTAACCGACAAGGGGATATATGAGCGAACCAAGCGAAACCGAAAACGAAGCATTTTTACGCATCTTCGCGGAAAACGATAAGCAGCCCGAACCCGAAAGGGAGGGCACGCATGCCGTTGTCGCCGAAGAGGCAAAGCCGCCGGTGAAAACGGATGCCCCGATTAACCAAACGGAATCGGATGGATTCGTATTCATGGCGAACAAGCGGGAGCGCAAACTGGCACTCAAGATCGAAGGCGATGAAGCTGAACTTACACGGCTTCGGAGTCTATTGGGTTCCGGTGCCGCGCTACAAGACACGCTGGACGAAATCTCGCAGGCAAAGGCAGAGTTAGCGGAAATGCGAAAGCAAGCGCCAGCCGTCGTGCCACGCGATGAAGAACAGCATGCTCCGCTATTCGGAGCCGATCCGAATGAGGCGCGATTAGCTCGGTTAGAGGCCGACCTGAACGAGCGCGTCATCCGGCAAAGCCGCAGCGAGATTGACAGGCAATTTGACGATTTGGCAGTGGAGTATCCGGCCCTCAAAGATGAAAATTGGCGTGAACTTATCGCCCAGCAAATGCTTTCGTTCAGAGCGAACGGGCAGAACCCCACGCTGGCGCAAGTCACGGCACATTTCAATGAGACCTATCCGGGCACGTTAATCCCTCAGTCGCAAACCGTTGTTCCCGTCAAGACGGCGGCACCACGAAAAACCGCACCACCGGTATTGGGTTCACCGGCGACCAGCGGACATGCAGCGAAACCCAACAACGCACCGTTGACGCGCGACGAAGAGGACCAAGAGTTCTTGGCGATCATGGCACGTCACGGGATCTCATAACATAAAAAAACAGGATAAAAAATGCCCGCGACAGTAATTTCAGCAATGACAGCGGCGTTCAAGGAATTGTACGCCAAAAAAGTAGCCGACCAACTGAGTCGGAAGAAGATCACCCACAATTTATTGGAGAAGCGCATCACGGAAAACGGTGGCCGCGACATGTTTCTTCCGCTGCTTGTCGGCGGGAATACAAGTGTGCGCGCCGGATTCGAGACGAGCGCATTTCAATCGGCTGGCACGCAAGCGCTCATCCGCGCACAGGTGCCGACGAAGTTCATGTGGGGCGGAATCCAGTTGAGCGATCCATCCATTGAGGCCGCCCGGTCGAACTTGATGGCCATAAAATCCACGATTGACGTGCAAGTACAGGGCGTCTTGAAAGACGTAGAGCAGGATATCGGGCGTCAGACCTATGGGAACGGAACGGGAATGCTGGCTACCGTTACCGCACTCCCCGTGGGGGGGATTACGTTTAGCGGCGCGCTCAGTGGAAAATTCTTGCAGTTGGCGGCGGGGCAGACCAAGACGATGCAGTCGTTCGATCCAACCGGCGTGGCTCCGAACTTCACGGCATTGACGCTTACGGCGTCTCTTACGGCTACTGGGGTGACGTATTCCAATGCCGAACAGACGGCGGGAACGATCACCGTTGTGTCGAATGCCGGAGTTTTGGTCGGCGACATTCTCACGTTCGGCGGAGTAGTGACGCCAGCCACGCTGGCCTATGCGGAAGTATCGGGCGGATTGAACGGCGCTATCGGTGGCCTCGATCAGGGGGGTGTCATTCAATTCGGACTGTCCACCTATCTCGGCGTTTCGCAAACCGCCGCCCCCATCTGGCAGGCGATTGTCCAGAACAATGCTGGCGGCCCACTGACGCAGGCTATGTTGCAGGATGCGTTCAGCGCCGTTGACCGGACATCGGGCGAAGATGTGGACTTGCTTTGCACCACGTTTGCCGTGCGTGACGGCTACTTGAGCACGTTGCAAAGCAATCGCCGGTACATGACCAATGACTATGTCGGTGGCTGGAAGGCGCTCATGTATGAAGGTGGCGCGGGCGAAGTCCCGTTCTATGCCGATCAACATGCGACACCCGGAACCGTGTACGGCCTCACGAAGAGCCATTGGGCGATTTACCGGATGGCGGAAATCGGCTGGATGGATCGTGACGGAAGTATGTGGTATCGCGCGCTCGACAATACGCCCGGCTACGAAGCCAAAGTGCGTTATTACTGGGAGATTGGCTGCGATCAGCGAAATGCGAACTTCCGCATTGACCTGAATCCGTAAGCACATATGGAAAAAGGGGGCGGGTTTCCCCGCCCCCTTTTTAAGATCGTGGAACTGCATTTCGACAATCCGAAGAATCGGGAGATATGGGCGTGGCTCAAAACGCAGCGCGCCGATTATCGGTACGAACAAGTGAGCGAGAAAATATTTCCAACTGGATATCGGCGAGATTTCCTGTATCGTCTGCGTTCTGCGACGCGGGACGATAACTGGCATTTCCGAGAGGTCAAGGGCGGCGCACTGGCATTATGCCAATATGACAAGACGATGCCACGTAAATTCGCGGTATGGTATTGCGGACGAACGCATGTATTTTCCGAATGTGGCGCGGCGCTGATACGCAAGGCGCTCGTGAACCATTGGGAAAATATAGGCTTATGGACAGCAGAGGAAGCGAAAACCGATGCAGCCCTGGAGGAATCGTATCGGCGGGACGATGACGATGCGAGCACGCAGATTATCAAAACGGCAGATAAGTACATCAACAAAGAAACCAGACATTTTCAGGTGAACTAATGGAAGCGAAACTTTATCACCCAGTGCTACGCAAGACGCCAACGCAGTTCAAGGCGGCGGCGGAACGCATCTACGCGCAGAACAAAGCGAATTTGGTGGGGCTTTCTCAGGCCCACGTTCAATCGCCAGCGTTGCGAGACTTGGGCATCCCTGAGTCGGCGGCATTTGGGAATACCGCGACAGCGACGTTATACATAGGCTTCGCGCTTGGGCAACTCTTGCATGATGTGGATATGCCGTTGTGGGTAGAGGAGAAAGCGATGCCGGTTGAGGTGCCACCCGAAGAGGAGTTGCCGCGCACCGACAAACAGCGCGCACTTGCGGCGTTGTACCGAGAATTCGACGGCGACATCCCTTATGGGAATCTCGCCGATGCCGGAAAGTCGTTCGGATTCAGGAAACCATTCGGCAGTGGGCGTCCGAGTGCTGCCGAACTGACCGCGTTTCTGTCGGAAGAGGCGTAATGGCATCGAGCGTTATTACGGTCGGAAAAGCCATCGAACGGCTTGACAATATCTATCTCGATGACGAGAAAAATGCGATCTGGAACCCCACGGCGAAATTCTGGGCGCTGAATGAAGCCATCGAAGATGTGGCACTTCTGATCGCCGACCAAGCGCCGACGATTCTAATGGAAACCGCCATCGTGGGGAGCGGAATCATCGGAGCGGTTACGGAGGACCCGTCGATTGGTGACGGCTCAATGACGGTCTCCGGCACCCCTCAGAATACGTTTGATGTGGTTATAACGATAACTGGGGGTGGGGTTCTTGGATCGGCCTCATTCAAGTATTCGCTGCAAACGGGGGGGGCGGAGATTACCGGCAATACAGTTCCCGCAGACGGTATATTCGTCGTCCCTGGTACGGGGATGACGTTGCAATTCGTGGAAGGCCCCCCCGGCGGCCCTACGTCTTTCGTTCTGGGCGACAAGTTTATCTTTTCCGTGACCATTGGACTCATCGCCGGGCAAGTGGAATACGATTTGCCAACCGACTTTTTGCGCGCCCACAGCGTCACTGCGAATATACAGGGTTTAACGACATTTCCGAAGTTCATTCTGCTGAATACCGATGTATCGGAAGAGGGGCAGATGGTCACTGGCTGGTATATCCGCAACGATAAGATTGGAGTGCGAATACTGGAGCAGCTTATCGGAGATGTCACGCTTCTATATGTGAAAAAGCCTGTACAGGTATGGGCCACGACCGACACGTTTCCATTCATGGACGAATGGGCGTCGCTGGCCATTCTGGGCACTGCAATCCATCTGAAAGTAGCGAAAGGGATGGACGCCGGTGGACTGATTGGCATGTACGCCAAGAAAGAGATGCGGCTGGTGTCATCTTACGCGATGCGGAGTAGTGACGTAACGACTCGTGGCGTGATTTCGACAGGGCACGGTTTTTGAGATGCCAGCAACATTTCAGTTTAAGTCCGGGAGCGCCATCATCGCCGATGCTCGGCGAGACTTTGGGGGCACCGGATCGTCCACTGACGCGCAATCGCCGGATTCCGATTTCGTTGCCCATCTCAATCGTGCGATTCTGGAAATGCAGAACTTCATGGATGACGTTGATACGCAGTTTATGACGCTGCTGGCTCCGTTAGCGAATACCGCCGGAACGCAGAGTCCGCTTGCAGGGACGAATAGAATCCCAATCTATTTCGCTGCGTCCGATGCGACGTTGAGATTCAACATACCCGATTTCCGGCGCGCTATCCGGTTGTGGCACTACGCGTTCTCAAATACCGTCGTGCCGACGCTCACATTCGAGCCTGCGCCGCTCGGCATGGAGTCCCGCGTGTTCTTTGGCAGTATATTTACGCCAGCAAAATATTTTTCAGTGACAAAGCATTTCACGGGCGTTGGCGAGTACG